ACTTAAAGAATTTTTTTAGTAATTGCAAGCACAAAGCGAATTATTTTTCACTTTTTTTTGATACATCTTCAAAGAGATTAGATTGCTTTTCCCTCATGCAGATAAACATAAGAACGAAAACAGGAACAAAGTTTAAGAGAAGTAATGCGTCGTAGTTCATAATTTTTTTTGTGTTATTAAGTTATTGTCTATACATATGAGAGTATCAGAACGAATACAAAAGTCAACACCTAATCGAAAAAAAAGATAATTATTTTACCCCACCCCATGGGCAACCCTACCCATTAAATGAATTCGTTTTGGCATCGAATTTCTGAGGAGCGGCGGGGGGTGCCTTTTTTCAATATACAATTCACACTCAAACATTTTACATATATGTTCGGGTTAAAAAAAATCGGCGCCCATTTCAAAATCAATGAAAATTATGTAACACTCAATTAAAAAGCGCCAGAAAAATATAAAAAACGGTGTATATAAAATACAATATTATATATCATGCCTCGACGCAAAAAACAACCAGAAATCGTGAATGAGGCGGACATCGAAAAAATCCGCACTGCATTAACAAAAACAAACATCAAGCTAAAAAAAGTAAGCCTAACAGATAAACAACTAGCATTATTAAAAATTATATTTGATAATGAAAGTAAAATAGTATTCATCAGTGGGCCCGCAGGCACGAGTAAAACATACGTCGCGATCTACGGCGCTCTACAGCTTTACAACATGAACAACGAGCGCGGCATCACATATGTACGCACCATCGCCGAGAGTGGCGAAAAAAGCCTCGGCGCGCTGCCTGGCGAAATGGCCGAGAAAATCAATCCGTACATGATGCCCATGAACGAAAAACTAGATGAGCTGCTGATTCCTGGTCAGGCCAGTACGGTAAAAGAAAAAGAAATCATCAAGGGCATGCCTATAAATTATCTTCGCGGCGCAAGTTGGAGAAACGAAATCGTAATCGCGGATGAATCTCAAAATTTCACATTCAAAGAGTTAACAACCTTGATGACCCGCCTTGGCGAGGGCAGCAAATTGCTTATCTGCGGTGATCCTATGCAAAGCGACATCAATGGCCGCAGCGGATTTGCCGATATGTACTCGCTTTTTAATGATGCAGAAAGCAAAGAGCAAGGAATACACACATTCTATTTTGGACCAGAAGATATAAAACGCAGTGAAATATTAAAATATGTAATTGAAAAAATAAGCAAGAAAAAATGAGCTGTCAAGATCAAGTTGAACAATTCAAGTTGCACGCCGGATCAGACCTTGCAACAAATAGTCCTGTTGGCATATCACTTGATGAGGTTCGAAGGTTTATAAACAAATCATATACATACGAAAATTCTCCATTTGGTCAATCGAATCGCTCGATTCGATCATTGATGACCGCCGCTGATACGGCGAACATGAGCCCAGCTTTTATTGGCTACAACTTCGTTTCGCCGCACAGAATAGAAGAATTTTTGGGATTAAATTATTTAAACAATGAAGCGCCCACGCTTTCCTTGAATGGAAATTCAACGATTAATATTGCAAGATCTTACGATAATGCAACTGGTTATTTGTTTACTGTTGGCGGACAAACCATTCGTGGTGCATTGATGATTCCAATATGGACTATTCCTAGTGGATATTCATGTATTGCTTGGGGGAGTACCATTTGCCATCAACAGTATTTAAACTCAAATATTTGGAATGATATAGTTGCGCCATCTCTTTGGCTAGAGGACGGAAGAATGCTAGTTCAGGGTCAAATTGGGCCCAAAAGTTCACAGGCACAAAGTAGTTTTGGATCGTATGGGGCTCAACTTTATGGAGGAGCGCCAACATATGCAACTGGTGGTTGGGCAAAAAGCGGGAACAATTTAATTGTTCACACTCGCGAATTATGGCATATGCTAGCAGGCGTATTTTATTGGCCGATTTGCTTTGATGATCTTGATATTTCATTTAATGGATCTGGTTGTTCTAGTACGATTGTAAATTATTTTTCCAATATCAACAATACTGGATATTGGTGCAATGTTGACTGTGCAACTGATTACAGTCGAGCGCCATATGGCACCTGGCAATTCCGCATGCAAGAAATTGACTATAATACAGGAAACAATGTTCCTGCGGAAAAAAATTTTTTATATGATATAAAGGATGTTGGATCTGGTGCTCCATATATATACAAAGATCCTGGAGCAACTGCAAACGATCGAGAGCAAGGAAATATCACTTCTCAGATACGTACAATAGTAACTTTTTATGACATTCATAATATTTTCGGGGCGGGAACATCTACTAACTTTGTTATACATTTACATGGATGGTATGTAAACAATGGATACCTAGAAAGAAGCCCGACTTCAAGTTATACGCATTTTGCGAATCGATCTATAAATATCAATTATAATGCTGGAGTCTTTGGCACAAATTGGTTAGACGCAACCATTCCAGGAAGATACGAGTTTGAGTATTCAATTGATGATGTTTGTGGTGAATATGTAGAAATCACAAGAAATGTTTATGTAGCACTATGATAAACACACAAAACAGAATAGATTTACGATTAATTCTCGAAGCCACCTTATTGAGCGGAAAGAAGGTTTATATTGGCCCTCCATGTTTCCGATATTTTCGCTGGCCGCAACAGGAAGATCAATCTTGCCAGGGCAATTATATTTTACTGCAATGGGCAGACCCAGAAAATCCAAATCAAAATTTTAGGGTTCATTTCAATTTGCATCAACAAGACGACGAACATCTTTATATTGTTGCAACAAAAAGATTTTTTACAGAAGGCAATATAATCAAGGCTCCGAAAATGGACATCAATTATGAAGAAATTTGTTTTGACATTGTGAACTTTGTTGATATTCCATTAAATCAAGTACAATCAATCAAATGTATTCATTTAGAGCACGAGAAATTTAATCGTCTAACTCAACAAGAAATTGACGAACTTAACCAAAAAACACTGCAGTCTATATCAAGTCCCTTGATAGAGTTAAAAGATATATCTGCGGAGATATTGAAACAAAACCTTCATCAGCAACCTCAATCCGATGAAACTTTAACAAAATGGCTTGAGGTCAGGCATGCTGTCAAGCAGCAAATGCAATACATTTCCACCGAATCGCATGATCATTTGCCAAAATTATTAGAACCAGATACTAGCATAAAAACAGTACAAAAAGTAAATAAAAACAAAAAAAATAACATTGCAAGCTTTCAGCCATCTGCTTCAGGCTCACAATCTTCTGAGGCAAAAAGCCGAGGTCTGGGCGACTCAATCAAAAAATTAACAAATGCTTTTGGCATCAAGCAGTGCGATGGTTGTAAAAAGCGACAAACATGGCTAAATAAAATATTTCCTTATAAAAAATAAAATGAAGCTAAAAATAGAATCTTGCCTCACCGAACCACCTAGCGAAATTAGTTGTTTTCGCGATGTTACATTGTATGCGCGAACTTGGATATTTGAAGATGTATTGCTTGTTTGTCCGCCAGGAACTCGCAGTATATATTGGAATTGGTTGCGCAATCATGGCGCGCACGACTTTGTAAGTTATCTTATTCGTGCAGATGAAAAAGAGCCCGGGTATAGTATCGGAACTACCCCGGGCCACAATATAGTAACAGACCGAATCGCCTGTTATAACCTAAGCGAAATTATCAGCTCGCTTCAGCAGTTTCGTTGCTGACTTGGTCGACTGCTTCTTGAGCGGTTTGATTCGCTGCCTGAGCTTGCTGCTTTGCTTGCTCTAGCAATTCATCAACTTGTTCGTCGCTCAGCTTTTCGACTTCGTCTTTGGCTTGCTGCATTGCGCGAGTTTGAGCCAATTGAACGATTGCATTAAGGGAAACTTGCGAAAGAGCTTCTCCGAGCGTTGCGCGGCCAAGAAAATCATTGGCGATCAAAACCGCGGCGTTTTCGCGCTCAGCAGAGAGCTTGCTTTCGGAACTGTTACTATCTTGAGTATTTTTGTCTGTCATATGTTATATTATGTATGATTTTTATTTTTTAAATTGGATTATCATTTTTTCTGAGGAATGGATAATTTTGTTTTGCGCGCAGTTGTTGCATTATTACCATATCATAAAATGATTGAATTTGTAGTTGTTGTATTTGTTGTCTTTGTTTTTCTATGAGTTGATGCTGATCCCACATGAACCATGCCATGTAAAAGATCAACAACAAAACACTGACTCGAGTTAATGCGTCATTCACAAGTTATTGTATTGTTTATTATTTTATTTTCTATGATATAATATATTTGAGTGTATAAATATTAGTTTATGAGCGATTGTGATAGTGACATTTCAAGCTTGTCCGTAGTGGACGAGGATTTTTCCCAAAGAATTTCCGCCCTCGAGACAATTGACCAATCAACTTCAGATCTTCGAATACAAGATCTGCCCGAGTTAACCAATGACTTTGATGCAACTACGGATTATTTAATAATTCAGCGAGTCAATCAAGATGGCGATGAGTCAGGGGTTTATAAAATGTTGTTGAGTAATTTAACCGCGCTAACACAAGTTTCTCAATACGTTGACGCAGCAGGATTGTATGTTTCATCTGCGCCCGCTTCTGGTTCGCGTTTTATATTTTCTGCGGCAGGACTATTCAACACCAACTCATCTTTTATTTTGACAACATCCTTTAATCATGCAACAACAAGTTTCATCAAGCAGCCTGGGTCTTTGAATATTAACGGAGTCGACAACCTCGTACCGTCAACAAATACTACGCAAGAAATTCTTGACAATGATATCATGACACTGTATGCAGACATAACGTATGACAGTGTTCAAAATAGAATAATGTTTGAAAATATTTTTTATGTAGCAAAAGGGTCTGGCGATACTTTAATTTCAAACAATCAAACACTTACTCAATCTCAATTTTACGCGTCAATTCAGGCGAATATCAGTTCATCATAATGCCGCTACCCACTCCAAATCGCAAAGAAAAGCAGGGCGAGTTTATGACTCGCTGCATGACACAGCTATCAGACAAGGGAGAATTCAAGGATGCCAAGCAGCGCGCGGCAGTTTGCTACAAACAATTATCGCGTCGCAAAAAGGCTTAACTTTTCTTTCCTTTTATTCGTTTAATTTCGCTCGGCAATATTTTTGCCACCTTGTCGGTTTTATTTTCCATCATCAGCTCGGCTGGTGTGGCGCCATTGAGTTTGGCATTTTCTGTTTTGAGCCAACAGGTACTTTGATACGAATTTAAATTTTTACTTAACGTTTCGAGTATGTTTCTTTGCGACATACTATATATTACACATAAATCACATAAATTAAAAAGTGTACTATCATATATGGGACCAATATTAAATACAATCATAGGTGCTGGTATCAAATTGGCTTGTAATTTATTGAATGCTTGGTTAGAGCAAAAACGTCAAGACCAACTCGCACTCGCCGCGCGTGATGAAAAGATGCTTGATGCACTCATCGCGAGTCAAGAAAAAAATGCGAATGATCCATTCGTAAAAGTTACTCGAAGAATATTGTTTATGAGTATTACATTTACTATGTGTTTTTTGATGATATATTATGCATTCAATCCACAAATAGAATATAGTTTAATTGTACCCAAAGGAGACAGCGGAAAATTGGGCTTTGTGAGTTGGATATTCGGAGGCAAAGATTGGGAGATGGTAAAAATGACTGGCGGCTTGATGCTTGCTTCTTTTATGGATTTATGTTTCATGGTTGTTGGCTTTTATGCTATACCCAGCAAGCGTAGATGAGATATTGTATATTATTGTGCATATTATTTAACAGTTGCACAAAAAAATTCATACAGAAGCCGCAAGAAAATCAGGATTTGGTTTCCCTGGATAATGAAAATAATGTATTATATATTACAAATGAATTGCAAAAGCATGATATACAAGGACCCCTGTTTTGGTTCTCAATAATTCTTATTACAGTTATGCTTTTGACATACTCATGCTCAATGTTTAAAAATGAATAGCGGACTAGATATTATAAGTGTTCTTACGGGTGTTGTTTCGGCAGGAACTGCAGTGCTTGGTATGTGGTTGAAAATAAAATTCGACGAAAAGAAAAGTAAAGAATTTAGTTACGATCCAAATTTGCACAGTAGCGTAATTTCTGCACTCGAGTATGTATTGCAAGAAACTCAAGCTGATCGAGTATATGTTGTAGAGTTTCACAATGGCGAACACTATTTTTCAGGCCGCAGTCAACAAAAATTAAGCTGCACATATGAAGTAATGAGCGAAGGAATCAGCGCAGAAGCACACAATCTTCAGAACATCAGAACATCAAACTTTCACGGACTCATAAAAAGCATCGCATCTGAAACAACCTTTAGATGCCCCGATTTAGACGTTTATACTCAGGACATAGGGTTCAAATCATTTCTTGAGAGAAAAGGCGTAAAAAGCATGTTTGCGCGACCAATAAAAACGCTCAATGGCAAGATAGTCGGATTATTATGTCTTGAATATGTAAAAGAAAAACGCACGTGGAGCGACGAAGCAGAAGAATTTTCAAGAAAGCAGGCGCGTGTAATTAGCGGATATTTGATATAATTACATTTTTGGCTATAATATATTATTATGGCTTTTTCTTATTGTCCTCATTGTGGTTACAAGAATATGTATTCAATGCAGGCACCCAAGTTTTGTGGTGGTTGCGGTGAAACTTTGAATATTCTTTCAGCAGCAAAACGCGTATCGGTTGTACCCGAAAAGAAAACGGTATCTAGACCCATCAGGGCTAGACAAGAGATTGTTGATGATCCAGACGGAACAGATGTATTTGATGTTCCAAATATTACAAAATTGTCGTATAGTATAGAAAAAGACAATAATAAATTCAGCCTAAAAGACATGATTCCATTGGAAGAAATTCAAGAATTCCAAGAAAATGATCAACCCAGAACTCCTAAAAAAGCAGCTAAAAAACGTGGCCGACCAAAAAAGTCCTGAGTTCACCTACGAGGATAAGTCTGACGAAATTGATATTGAAATAAAAAAGCGACGCGGAAAATGGTTTCTTGACTCGCTTGCATGGTTTGACTTTGAGGATGTCGAGCAGATTATAAAAGCTCATATTCACAAAAAGTGGCATCAGTGGGATCAGCGGCGCTCGCTCAAGCCGTGGATCAACAAGATCATCACCAATCAGATGAAAAACATTTTGCGCAACAACTATAGCAACTTTGTGAGACCTTGCCTGAACTGCCCCTTCAATCAATCTTGTGCAGCCAAAGAGGGTGGCGAATCTTCGTTGTGCGGTTTTACCAAAAGCGGACTACAAGATTCATCCTGCCCATTATATGCCAAATGGGAACGCACTAAGAAACCTGCATACGGTATCAAAATGGCTCTAGCACTTGAGAATCACACCCACGAAGTCTCGGCCATGCGAGATTATAATTTTGACATTCACAATGCACAGGACAAATTGAATTTACATATGGCTAAAAAATTATCTCCAAAACAATATCAAGTATACGAACTATTGTTTGTACAACATTTGGACGAAGAAGAAGTAGCAAAGCGAATGGGTTATAAAACCAGCGAAAAAGGAAGAAAGGCTGGTTACAAGCAAATCAAAAATTTAAAGAAAATGTTCAAAGAAACTGCTCAAGACATCCTCAAAACCGAAGATATTATAGCAATCTACGATCCGCCATCATGGACTTAACTCAAGAGCAGCAACAGATTATTCGCGATAACGCGGGAATAATCACAGATCTAACTGAATTGACTCGATTGGTATTTCCTGACGCAGAAAAAGTTGATGGAAGAAGCAAGCAAGGTCGAGCAGTTAGACAGTTTCTTGTGGAAAATGAAATAGACTATGCCACAAAACATGTATACCCCAGAGAGGAAATCATACTCACGCAAGAACAAAAAGAATTTATCGAACAAAGCATCAGTGGAGGAATGGAATGCTTTCAGATTGCCAGCATTTTATTTCCTGATGTGCGCATGGCTCACAACACAAAAGAATATTTGACTGTTTATAATTATGTTGACAGTAATCCCAGTATATCTCCTCCAGGATCCGAGGATTCATTCAATAAACGTTATTCACCCCCAAAAGCTGCAAGCAAGGTAATCAAGAAAATCAATGACTCATGCCAAAAAAACCTCAATGAATCGAAGCTCGCTATGACCGAGCGAAAGAGCATTGAGGCGCTTACTGGCTTTCTTGCTTCTCCAAGATTTATTCAAGTTATAAATAATTATAACAGCAGTGAAGATCGTGAGTTATTTGAAGCAGAATTTGTACGAGCAACGTGGGACAAGCCTGACTTAAGTAACGATGAAATTAATTTATATATCAATGTATGTATGGATTATATTCACCTTAAAAATATACAAGGCGCAATCAACAAATTGAATAGAATGTTTGATGAAGCAGAAGATCAACAAGATCTAACTGTTCGATTGGCAGAACTACTCAAAACAAAAAGCGAAGAATACAATCAATGCGAAAAACGTATGGAATCACTCATTCAAAAATTGCAAGGAGATCGATCCAAGCGTATATCCTCGAAGGAACGTCAAAATGCAAATATACTTGCGCTCGTACAATTGTTTCAAGAAGAAGAGGAACGTCAGGTTATGATCAAAATCGCAGAACTACAAAAGAAAGCTGCTCGCGAAGAAGCAGATCATTTAGAATCAATGCCCGACTGGAAATCGCGCGTACTAGGAATCTCAAAAGAAGATGTCATCTGAGGAAAAAGTATACTACGGAAAGTATTTCGTGGCCGACAAACCAAGCGACGGATCAAAGTTTAATGATACCCATGCATTGGGTTTTGGTTGGCGACCAGGTCAGCCAGAATTTAGCGTTACAATTGATTGTTGTACAATTGATGGTGGCGGCGCATCCGAAGGATTAAAGTTATCTTTTTGTAGAAATGTAACTGTCAAAAATTCTCAAATCATGGGCGGCGCAGAAGATTGTGTTGATATTGTTCGCGGAGAAAATATTACATTCGAAAATTGTACATTCTTTGCTGGTCCAGACACCAAACAACACATCACTGCAAAAGGTGGAGTAAAAAATTTAACATTTAAAAATTGTAAATTCATTGGCTCATTTAAAAATTGGTGGGATGGAGCATGTATTGATCTAGGCAACTGGACAGATTATGATGATGTGGATCGACCAAGGGTGAGAAATGTACAGATCATAGATTGTGTTATGCAAGATGTATCGTGTCCAATATTGTATCGTCGATTGTATGCCGAAACTCCCGTGGTACAAAACACAAAAGGATTCAAATTTAATGTTCCTCGTTTATTTGTTTGTGCGTTTTGGTTTTTGCAACGCAAGGGTTGGATCGGCAAGCGCAGACGTTTTCCAGAAGATTGGTTGAAGATATACGACTTTGAGCTGTGAACACTTGCAAAATATGTGGTGAAACTTTTGAAGATGAAAAAAAGCTTCATATGCATTTGCGCTCACACAAAATTACTCTAGCAGAATATTATACTCAATATCATCCACGATACAATTTATTAACCGAAGAGCCATTACCGTTCAAGAATAAAGAACATTATTTTGAAAAAGATTTTGCGAATCGAAAACAATTGTTAGAATGGTGTGAATCGAATGATGCTGCTACTGTAAAATGGTATATTCTTGAAGCGCTCAGAAAGCGCGCAGAAAATAAGGGATTGAGTCTTGGCCCATGTCACTTTGAATTGCAATCCAGCGAGCTACCAACAATCGAACTCTTTCAAAAACATTTTAGTTCATATACTCAAGCATGCGAAAAAATTGGACTCAAACCAATGTTCAATTCGCGACTACCAGATGAGTTTCAAAATGAAGTTGATTCAAACATAAAAATATTTATTGACACACGCGAACAGCAACCATTAGAATTTGCATGTTCAGAATCTCTCAAGCTTGACTTTGGTGATTATGCTGTGGGCAGTGATCACTACGATTATACATTTGTTGACCGCAAAAGCGAGACCGATTTTAAATCCACATTGAGCGGCAAAAATTATGAACGCTTTAGAAAAGAATTGCAGCGCACAAAAGATATGGATTGTTATTTGTTTGTGGTTACCGAAACAGATGTATCAACCATGGAGTCGCGCAATCATTGGTCACCTCACACATCCAACATGAAATATATTTATCACAACATGCGCGTATTGAGTCACGAATTTGCTGGACATTGCCAATTCATTTTTACTGGCGGCCGCGAGCAATCGCAAGACATAATTCCAAAAATTTTAACATTAGGTAAAAAACTATGGAATGTTGATTTACAATACTACATTGATCACAAACTAATTTAATGAGCTGGGAAACAGGCAAACAATTATCTCGCAAACAAGGCGAAGATTTCAATAAACAATTATCCGAATTAAAAGGATTCATCGAAGAAAAAGATGCAAAAATATTGTTGTATAAATTTTTACGCGAGAATATTACATTTACTGCTGATTTGATTAGTGGTGTGCAATTGTTTCCGTTTCAACACATGGCGATCAAAGCAATGTTCGAAACAGATTATTTCATGGGTGTGTGGAGTCGGGGTATGAGTAAATCATTTACCACCGCGATATATGCATATCTTGATGCGATACTCAATCAAGGAGTAGAAATTGGTATTCTATCTAAATCATTTCGTCAGGCAAAAATGATCTTCAAAAAAATAGAAGATATTGCCAGTAAACCAGGCGCAACATATCTTGCACAATGTATAACTCACAAATCAAAAAGCAATGATGAATGGTTGCTTGAAATTGGCCGCAGTCGTATTCGCGCATTGCCACTTGGTGACGGTGAAAAGTTGCGGGGTTTTCGTTTCCATAGAATCATCATCGACGAGTTTGCGCTGATGCCCGAGCGTATCTACAATGAGGTTATCATACCGTTCTTGAGTGTTGTTGAAAATCCAACACAACGCGAACAATTACATAATCTTGAAACTACCATGATTGAAAACGGCGAAATGACCGAAGAAGAAAGATACATATGGCCAAACAATAAACTTATTGCTCTGAGCTCTGCTAGTTATAAATTTGAGTATATGTACAAAGCATATGAACAGTTTGAA